CATTTACAAGGTTTTGAATATATTCTTCTGGTGTATTCTCCTGACCTATTTGATTACTTTCACCACCATAATCTCTCAATCCATAATAAGGTGGAGATGTAACACATACTCTAGGTTTTTCATCAAATTGTTTAAGTGTCTCTAAACAATCTCCAAATAAAATAATATCTTTCATTTTTTAACTATACTAATTGCGGGTAATCCTTTGTTAAACACAGTATCAACAACTGCACTAACTCTTTTAGATGTACTAATCCCTACTCTATTATAACATGGAATACAAACTAATCCAAATGTTTTAGTTGTATCTTTGCTTTTACGAATAACTCTACCTATTGTTTGACTTATACCAATATAATCCATATTTCTTAAGAATAATGCTGCTTCTAATCCTTTTACACTAATACCTTCACTAAGAATACTGTGATGCATAACTATAAACTTCTTCTCAGGATCTTTACCCCATTCATTTAATATAGTAAAGAACTTTTCACGACCAATCTTCTTACCATCTACAACTGCACCAGTCTTTGATGTAATATACATCCAGGAATATCCACGATAAGTTAACTCATTAACAAATTCAGTTTGTGATACTAAACCAACAATCTGTTTGGTTGCTTTTGCACAAATAAGGATCTTGCTAACATCAATCTCATCAATTGTTGATATTATACTATCACAATCTTGCTCATACTTATGTCTACTATCATCTGGTAATTGTATCTCCTTAATTACAACTTTAGGTGGTAAAATAACACCATCATTCACTAACTTAGGAGCAGGAACATTTACTAATACTTTACCAAATATATCCTCATCATTCATCCCTGCTTTATATGGTGTGGTAGAATGTTTTGGGGTTGCTGTAAAGAAATAGCAACGATTTGAATATATTGAATGATACTCAACTGCTTCAATAAAGTTCTTCTGAACACTATTATGTGCTTCATCAAAATATATTGTATCCACAAGAACATCTGTTGCTTGTGCTATTCTATGAAGAGAATGATAAGTTGTAAAGATTAACTTATTAAATCTATAATTATCTTCCACCCATTGTAAAATAGTATCACTAGATGTAGTGGATTCATGATGTGTATCACCACTATGTACGTGCAATACTTTATACTGAAGCATAGGATTTACATCAATATGCTCTATAAATTCTTCGCAAAGTTGATGTGCTAATAGAATACGAGGTGCAACAATTACAATAGTTTTTCTCTCAGGATCTTTCAATATTACATCCCAATCACAACTATTGAATTCACGTTGTGCATCTTTAATCATGCACATTGTCTTACCACCACCAGTAGGGACGATAACTTGACCTTTATTATATTCACTTAGTGCATCAACTGTTGCTTGTTGATGTTCACGAAGTTCAATCATTAATTAATCACCAATAGGTAAATTATACCATTAAAGGTATTAAAACGTCATACAGACGTTTACAGGTACATTATAAGGACAATTTAAGGGTACCAGTTATTATAACTTAGGATCGTAGTGTGATGCTGATTTCTCTTTTTTCTTTGCAATATCTTTAAGTAATCTATCACCTGCTCTTTGTAATTTCCTACGTTCAGGTCTAGTATAACCTGATGCTTTTGCAGGTTTATACTTAGGACTAACAGAATCTTTCTTCTTAGTTAATAACTTAGTCGCTGATTTTTGCAAATCAATCTTCTTATCTTTACCAGATACTTCATCCTTTGCAGCAGATCTTTTCTTTCTTTCTAAGTATGCCTTACGTTGTGATTCTTTTGCTGATAATGCTGCACTCCCTCTTTTTTGAGTTGGTTGTTGTAATCTTACACTTTCTTTACCTTTAGGTCTTTCTTGTCCTGCATCTTTTCTTCTTTTATAATCTTTAGCAGGTGCAGTTTTACCTCCACCTACTGCTTTAACTCTTTTCTTTTCAGGTGTAGTTAATTTACGATCATAACCAATCTTATCACCACCTCTATGACTAGATCCACCACCACCTATGGCAGTTCCTTCACGATCATAACGATCTTTTGCTTCAGTAATAAATTGAGTGAAAGATTTCATCTATACAAATATTTCCTATATTCTATTTATCTTTAGCAGCACTCAACATTTCTTTCACTCTTTCTCTTCTAAGTATCAACAACTCATCATATCTTTTCTGTTGTTCATTAGTGAACTTGAAAGATTGCTTTCTCCATGCTTCCCTAAGAGAAGTCATTTCTTTTAAAACTGCTGAAGATTTCATAATCTAAAATTTAATTACAATATAAGGACAGTTTAGAGGTACCAATTAATCATTATTTCTATCATCATACTGAGAATAATGTTGGCAATGTGGACTCTCTCGTTTCCTAACAAACCTTAAATCTTTCCATTGTGATTCATAACATAATAATAATGTATGCACCTTTGTATGTAAAGATCTGCTATCAAGTTGTTCTTTAGGTTTATCACGAACATTTGTCTCTATTGTGATATACCTTGAAGTTTCCCTAAATCCTTTTTTAGGTTCAACTGGATCACCCTTAAAATATACCCAACCCTCATCAATCTCCATACGTCCACATATGTCTCTTTCCCAAATTACATAATCATCTACTTCAGGTTCATACATTGGCAAAAATTAAATGAAGTTTGTATATAAAATAAGATTACCCCAAGTTATACATTAGGGGTCTTATATCCTTCTCCTACATCATAAACTGCTCTTAATCTATTGGCACCAACACCACCTTGTAAAAAATCATTTAACATAGCATCACATTGTTCTTTATTCAATCCTTGTGCTTTGTCATCAATTAGTGTCCAACCTTCTGTTGTTAATTCTTCAATTCTTAGTTTAAAATTCGGATTAAGTTCTACCATAATTCCTATGCAATGTTGTATATATTAAAATACCCTATCATTATAAACGATAGGGTATTATTTGTCAAACAAATTCTGCTAGGTAATAATCAACTGTAATTTCTAATTTTGCTGCTTCCTTTTCACATTCAGCAATAAAATCATCAATCATTTCTTCAGTCTTACCAGGTTCAAATTTGCCAGATTCATTTGATTTAGTCATTGGAGTTCTCCTTACAAGTACAAGCGGCAATTAATGGATTTAACTTATTCTGAATTGATTTAATTGTATCACCCTCGAACATTAATTCTTTGCCCTTTAGATAATAAACAATAACTTTCAATTCATCTTTAGTTAAATTAACTAACATTCACGACCTCTTTGTCTGGTATATTTACCACATAAGGATCTCCCTGATATGGTATCTTATAACATACCCAATCATTATTCTCAAATAAGTAAGCATATTCTGCATCATTAGCAGGATTTCCCAGATAATCTTCAACACAAGTATCTAGTCTTGGTTCAGTCTTTTCACCACGATCATTATAATATTGAACGTGATTATCAACCTTGTTTAACTTCCAATCTGTATCAGATTCTATACACGAAACATCACCACCATCAAGTAGTTCTGCTATCTTCTCATAAGTGTTAAACTTTTCTTTTAAAGTAACACCTAGCCACTCAGGATAACCATCCCAATGATGATAAACTGACAATACATAACCAGTTTCAAGTAGTAAACCAATTCGTGATCTTGTTGCCATTTGTGATAATAATAAAGAAAAGTGGGAGAAACATTGAGGGTAGTCACTTTTAATCAAACAGTCATTTCTCTGCTTCTGATAAGAGATCTCTTATTCGGTCAGAGTAGTTTGACCCTCATATGTTTCTCACTATAAGGACATTTTAGAGGTACCAGTTACTAACTCTCTCAATGGTTCCATCTTTAAAAATACTGCATTATTATCATAATATAATTGATAATTCTTTGTTGTTAGATAGTATCCAGTAATAGATTCACCATCATCAGTATAACCATATGCCTTAACTGCCTCCTCAACACCATCTATCCTTAACTTCTTTCTTCCATTTAAGTAAGAATGGTATCGTTCGTCGAGGTTTATCATTGGAATAACTGGTAATGTGTGTTAATCCTAACATATGTTAGTGATATTATCTATAAACTTTATACTGTCTTTAGAGTCAGTATACATTATTTAACAATTACTCACTTTTCTGTGCTTCTTCTTCTTTAATTTGTTTTCTAACCCTTTTAGCATATTTTACATCTTCCTTTGTATACCAATCAGGATGTTTCTTTGCTCTCTTTAACAACTTCTTCGCTGCCTTCTTAACACTCCAGTCCTTCAAATCCAATCCTCAATAAACTACTGAATAGATATTTATCTACGTTTAGATTGTAATGATTCTACTACCTCACTTGATTTCTTTAATTGTTCTATTGCTGCTAATACTTCAGGTGTTTCATCCCATTCCCAGGTTTGATTGTGTTTTGGGTTCTTCTTTTCTACGGTGTGAGTTCTTAGCATTGTTTAATTGTCTCCTTAATTCATGTTTAACATTAACTAATGAAATGAGCATATAATTCTCATATTCATTTCCTTTAATTAATCTACTAATAATTGCCACATTTGTCAAGGCAATTCTTAGTGTTAATTTATACAGCATCTTTTTCCCTCAGTACGTGATCATATTCTATAACAATCTTCTTCCATTCACTATTCATATCATAACAATTCATAAACTCTACCCTTGTACCTAATTCCTTTGCTAGGTTCTCTAATTGTTTTTGTTGTAGGTCATTCATTGTTGATTAAATCTACTAAGAATATCTATACACATTATAAAACCCCTGACTTTATTAGTCAAGGGTTTGTTTTTATTTACCTATTCAGTTTTTTAAATTAACATCTCCTTGCATACACGTTTACAACTTGAGTGATCATCTTCACATTCAATCAGGCAGTTAAAATAGTCGTTTACTAGATCCGATTGCTCATTGGCATTATCGGACATTCCTAAATTGTTCCAATCTGCTAACTGATTATGTGACATAAGATTGTGCATTAATACTCCTCCAATAAACTACATTAACAAAGAACTTTAGAGCATCTTGTTCCTCCTATTCTACATTTATTTAGTTAGGAAAGCAACACAAATATGGTTCGGGTTTACAAAAATAAATGCCTACGTGTTTATACTCATCCCCCTAACATGTTCAATAACTTCATCTCTTATCTCCATTAATTCATTATAACATTTCTGATTATGAGAACATCCACGCAATTCGTGATCTGCTTTGTACAATGATTCCAAGAAAAGTGATCTTGCTCTATCCCATTTTTCGGACTTAGTTTCCTTCTCTTGGATTGCATTTTGATCCTTCATTTAATAATCTCCCAGTTATCGTCACCCCCCTCAAACATCTCAAAAGAATAACGTTTTGATATTGATGAAAGATATAATCTCCCACCAATACGATTCTCTACTTGACAGGAGTGCAATTTATCCATCATATTTATAAACCGATCTTCTGCATCTGAAGAACGTGGTTTAACACAAACGAATTCTTTTTTCATTGAATTAAATGAATTACTAACAGTATATCAGAAATGGGAGTGATTTTAAAATTTCTGTAACACTTCTTCAACTGTCCTATCTCCAAGCACTCGTTTCATCAAATTAATCGTAATCTGTTGAGGTCTTTGTTTCCATCCATACCATTTACTCTTCTTACCACTATTATAAGGTGGCGATTCATTCACAAAGTAATATTGTTCAGAAGTAACATCATAGATTCTTTCACGAACTTGTAACCACCAATGTTTCTCTCCTCTATAATCTTCACCACTCATAGGAACTAATTGATCGGTATCTATCAAATAATATAATGCTTGAGTTGAATGATAACAGTGACCATAGTATTTGTTATTATTCAGATCTCCAGGATACATTAATTTTTTATTCTTTAATAAATCTGGTGTAAGATTATTCTTTATTAGTTCTATTACTAAATCTATTTCAGAATAACTATATGGATTAAATACTAATCTTCTAGTTGAAACTATATCATTACCTTTATAACTGTGACGTTCTATACTTTTCATATAATATCTCCTCCATTTTTTGTGCTTGTTGTTCCCAAGGTTGTTTCTTAATATCCCTAGTAGATGAGTAGTCTATGCCCCTCCAAAGGCGTTTACCGTACTTATCTTTAAGATGACCCATAACGTGTTGATAAACGTGCCATAACTCGTGTAAGAGTGTTTTAGAGTATTCATCTGTACTCATTAAATTATGCAATTCAATCTCAAATTCACGAGGTCTGTAATCACAATCAACTGCCCATACCCAACCAAATACTTGTTCACGTTTAACAAGTCTACAATGATGAATATTAATATCTAACTTATAACGTGAAAGATATTCATCCACGAACCACTCAACAATATTCACGCAAAGATTGTGAGAATAATTATATCCACTCGTTGACACTCTTAACATTAGAAGTATGTTAATTCAAGGGTACTAAAAATAGAAAAGACTACACGAACACCCCAGTGCATCGCCCACACAAATGTAGCAATGAAGAGCAATTTCTCCTTGCCAGTCATCTCCTTGCTCATTTTAATATTATAAGTTACAGTTAATTATACAGACATTACACAACAATGTCAATACCCTCTTGCTTTATTTTCAATAACGATATATAATGGAGTATATCATTCCATAATAATATGGCAGCACCATTAGATTTCAGTGACTTAACAGGTAAAAATAAAACAATAACTCAACAAAATAATGCACAAGGTTTTTATTCACCAGATAAAATACCTGAGAAGAAACAACCACAACCAAGTGGAATGGGATATCCAGTAGAAAAAACTCAAGGTGGTGATGAGTTAATGCAATTATTTCCTACTCCACTATTAATATGTCCTTATCCAGTTGATTACAGTAAAGAACTAGAATGGATTCGCAATTCAGAATGTAGAAAAGAAAATAAAGGTGAGGTAGGTACATCAGTACACTATAATAGACAATCAGAAGATACATTTGTACTTGATAGACCAGAGTTATCAAATGTTCGTGC